GCTGACGGCAAATACGATCAACGAAACCACCGCGGGTAGCGGTGTGACGATTGACAGCGTATTGATGAAGGACGACGGCGTTAACGCGACGAACCTTGAGATTACCAACATCAAGGCGAATGACGGCACTGCGGCGGGTTCGATTGCGAACAGCACGGGCGCGTTTACAATCAATTCGTTTGTTTCAAACTCCGTCGATATTGGCGGCGGTGCGATTGATGACACCACCGTCGGCGCGACAACTCCCGCCAGCGGTTCGTTTACCACTGTAGACACTACCAGCACTGTGACGACAAACGGTGATCTTAATATGCGAGCTTCTTCTACTGAAAATCGCTATATTGAATTGGGTCAGGGTAGGACGGGTGATGGCTCGTCTTTTATCGACTTAGTTGGAGACGCTACATATACGGACTATGGCGCTAGACTTATACGAAATGGTGGCGCAAATGCGGGAGCGTCTTTGAGAAGTAGAGGTACTGGCGCATTAGTGGTAGAGACTATTGACGCTGGCCCTGTTATCCTAAAAACAGATGGGAACAGTAACTTTAAAGTAGAGCCAGATGGAGACATTTGGTTCTACAATGATACATACACAGCAGCCCGTATTTTATATAACAGAGATACTGAGTTTGTTATCAACGATGATAGCGCCGATTTTGATTTCCGCGTTGAATCTAACAACGAAACGCACATGCTGTTTGTGGATGGGGGTAACGACCTTATTGGTGTTGGTACTTCGGCCCCAGCAGCAAGGCTTCATGTCCGTGAAGGCGCTGTTTTAGGTAGCACCCTTGGCGACTACAAGAGTCTATTACGTCTGCAACAAGAGACAGGCAACGAACAATACTTAGATATGATTGCTATCAGAACCTCCGCTGGTTCTGACTGGACCACACAAGGTATTCGTTTACAATCTATTGTGGACAGCACCGAACAAGCCTACATCCAGTGGAACGGTGCAAGCACTCAGGCTGGTATAGAGATTGGTACTGGAAGTGGCTCGAGTGGTTATTTAGACTCCTCAATTAAACCACGCTTGACCATAAAAAGTTCTTCAGAGCTGGTATTTAACGACAACGGCGAAAACTACGACTTCCGCGTCGAGAGCGACACGAACACCCATGCGCTGTTTGTGGATGCAAGTGCCAATCTAGTCAACATAGGGGATAGCTCCTCTTCTTGGACAGCGCCGAACTTAGTGGTTAGCGCACCGATGCTAGATTTAGCTTCAAGCACCGCGCGGTCAACGAATGCGGGGATTGTTCTGCGACCCTCTTTATCTGTAGACAGCAACGGTTGGTACGGGATGCTATTTTCCAACTCAACGGTTGACGGTTTCGGATACACTTTAGGTGGTCGTAGAACCCAAACAGACGGTAGCTTAGCCGGGTTTGATATTCGGTATCACAACAACAGCGTCTCGGGAACTTCTCGCATGTATTTTGCGAGCGATCAAATCAGCGTAAATGAAGAAAGCGGGAACTACGACTTCCGCGTCGAGAGCGATTCCGTTTCAGATATTTTCCTTGTGGATGCTGAAAACAACGCTGTCGCTATAAAACAACCACAGGGCGGAAACCTTGTTAATTTTGTCCCCGACACCGGCTGGGATGATGTTCTAACAACCGATGGAGTCCAGTGCTACACGGGAACAGCTTTCATCGGCGGCCCCGGTTCTCACGCGGTTTGCTGGTTTACAGCAACATGGGCCTTCGGTGATGGACAAGTATCCATACAAGCCGACTCAGGCTACAATGGGCAAGGAATTTCTTTCCAATGGATTTCCGCCGGAGGCACTTCTGGCACCCTACAAGTTAAATCTACTGCAAATAGTAGTGGCAACTACGAAAATGCTAAAGTTCGCTACTACCGAAACATGATTTAACCCCCAGCCATAAAGGAGAAACAAACAATGGCTATTACATGTACTTGGACTGTAAATGATATGCAGCGCACAGATTCGGACGGTGGTGTATTCCTCGTCTACTGGTCGTGCGTTGCGGCAAGCGACGGTGATCCCGTCTACACTGCCACTGAGGGCGGGAAGCTGCGCTGTGAGCCAGACCCCTCCGCACCGGGCTATATCGCCTATGAAGACCTGACAGAAGCCGATGTGCTTGGTTGGGTCTACAACAGCTTGATCGAAGGTGATGAAACCGCCGATGAAGCCAAAGCGCGTATCGAAGCAAACCGCACTGGTAAAGTGCAGGGCCAGATCGACCGTGCAAACACAACCGCTTCAGGAACCCCTTGGAGCTAACCTCAACTCAAAGATAGGAGATCACGATGGCTGAGAAACAAACAAAAACCGTCTCGATCAACGGTACTGACTACACTGAAGACCAACTGACGGATCAGCAAAAGGTTATGATTAACCATGTGGCTGACCTAGATCGTAAAATTGGATCAACTCAGTTTAATCTGGACCAACTGCAAGTCGGCAAGCAAGCCTTTATGGACATGCTGACGGAATCCTTGGCGGAAACTAGCGTCGAAGCCGCTGAATGATAGTGAGATGATATGCCACTTACCAAGTTACAGTTCAGACCCGGGATTAACCGAGAGGTAACCTCGTACACCAACGAAGGTGGTTGGTACGACTGTGACAAGGTCCGGTTTCGCTATGGCTTTCCTGAAAAAATTGGTGGATGGCAAAAGCTGTCATCCACCACTTTTTTAGGCACCTGCCGCGCTCTCCATCCGTGGGTGGCGCTTTCGGGTGAGCGGTACTTGGGTGTGGGAACGCACCTGAAATACTACATCAATGAGGGCGGCGGTTATTCCGACATTACCCCCATTCGAACCACCACTGCGGCGGGCGACGTTACATTTTCCGCTGTGGCCAACACGTTAAATGGCGACGTTACTGATGCCGACGTGACGATTACCCTGTCTTCTACGACAGGCTTCCCGTCAAACGGCTACATCAAGATAAACTCCGAAATTATTCTGTATTCGAACGTTTCGGGCAACGACTTGCAAAACTGCGTTCGTGCCCAGTTTGATACCACGGCTGCCGCGCACACCAGCGGCGATGCCGTTACTTGCGCGACAATCACGGTAAATGACACGGGTCATGGCTGTAATGACAACGATTTTGTCACTTTTTCTGGAGCAGTGACGCTGGGCGACGAAATTACCGCAGATATTCTGAATCAAGAGTATCAGGTGGTTCACGTTGAAGATCAAGATACTTACTACATCACAGCGCGTATTGTATCGACGATCTCGTCGATTACCGTTTCTGGCGGTTTAGACGAAACACCGGTTTTTGCCACAACAAGCGACAGCGGAAATGGTGGCGCGTCAGTTGTGGGCACCTATCAAATCAACACCGGTCTGGACACCACGGTTGTGGGTGCGGGCTGGGGTGCGGGGACTTGGTCCCGCGGCGCGTGGGGCTCGGCTGCCAACCTTTTGGCACAAGGCTCTAAGCTTCGTATTTGGAGCCACGACAACTTCGGCGAAGACTTGCTGTTTAACGTCCGGGATGGCGGTATTTACTATTGGGACAAAACGAACGGCACTAGCACACGCGGTGTTGAGCTTTCTTCGCTGGCTGGAGCAAATTACACGCCGACAATTGCCAAGCAGGTTTTGGTTTCTGACCGTGACCGACACGTAATTGCATTTGGTTGTGATCCACAGAACGATCCGGGCGTACAAGACCCGCTTTTGATCCGGTTTTCTGACCAAGAGAGCCTGACCGAGTGGGAAAGCACCGCGCTGACTACGGCGGGGGACTTGCGCCTCGGCTCGGGGTCCGAGATTGTCACTGCGGTAGAGACGCGCCAACAGGTTATCGTCTTTACGGACAGCTCGATGTACGCAATGCAGTACCTTGGACCTCCGTTTACCTTTGGTATTCAGCTTATTTCTGAAAACACCACGATTGCCGGACCGCTGACCGCGGTTCCTGTCGAGGATCAGATATTCTGGATGGGTATCTCTGAGTTTTACATGTACAACGGTGCGGTTCAGAAAATTCCGTGTTCGGTACGGGATTACGTCTTTGACGACATCAACGTCGGTCAGTTTGACAAGGTCACGGCGGCGGTAAACTCCGAAAACAATGAGATTTGGTGGTTCTACCCGTCTTCGAGCAGCTCTGAAAACGACCGTTATGTGGTCTACAACACGCTAGAGCAGGTCTGGTATTACGGTAACTTGCCTCGTACTTGCTGGATTGACCGCGGCATTGAGCAATATCCGATTGCGGCATCGCCAGACAATTTCTTATACAACCACGAGTTTGGTTTTGACGATGGTAGTGTGTCCCCGGCGGGAGCTATTACGGCATATGTCAGCTCCAGCCCGATGGACATGGGCGACGGTCAGCAATTTACGTTCTTGAGCCGCTTGATCCCCGATGTTGGGTTTAGGAACTCAAGCGCCCCGGTGCCTTTGCTTGATATTACGACGCGTGTACGCAATTACAGCAACGGTAATTACCTGAAAACGGTGACCAGTCAGGTTGGGGACGACACGGAACAAATTAACTTGAGACTTCGTGGTCGTCAGTTCAGCATTCAGGTGCAGTCCGACGACACCGGAGTTGCGTGGCGCTTGGGTAGCCTTCGCTACGACATGCGACCCGATGGGAGGCGCTAATGGCATCCCGCGGTCAACCGGTTCCTTACTTTCCACTTCCTCCAGCTCAATACGACCAGCGGTACTTGACCGAGGTTGTTCGCTCGTTTTCTGTTTACCTTCAGCAATCCATCAACCCCGGGCCGCTACGCGCCACTGAAATTACGTTGACGGAAGCCACGGGGAACGTGGACCAAGGCCAGATGACGTGGAACCTCAACGAAGAGACCGTCGACATTACGATGGGCGACGGCGTTGTCCAGCAAGTTGGTTTTGAGACCTACATGCGGGTCAAAAACGACACCGGAAGCCAAATCAATAATGGCGAAGTCGTGGGTTTTGTTGGGGTAAACGGCGAAATCAAGGTTGCGCCCTATATTGCCAACAACACGGCAAACGAGTTGTATTTTGTGGGTGTAGCCACGCACGACATGCCGGATCAAGATATTGGCCCGGTCACTTTGTATGGGAAAGTCCGCGGCTTAGACACGACGGGGCCCGGCGCTGAAACGTGGAGTGTTGGCGACATTTTGTATGCGTCTCCTACAACCGCGGGGGTGCTGACCAATATCAGACCAACCGCGCCGAATGTGGTGATTGTGGTTGCGGCGGTTCTGTCTGTCGATGCCACGGACGGCGAGATAATGGTGCGCCCCACCATCCCGATGGGCTTGGACTACGGCAGTTTTGACGCTACGGTCGATCAGACGCTGGGGGCTATCAACACGGCAACCGCCGTTACCCTAACGGATACACTTGTCACTAACGGGGTTACCTTGAGCAGCGGGTCGCGGTTAAACGTTGTGGAGGCGGGGTATTATCAGGTCGACGCCACAATCCAGTTAACTTCGACGAGCGCCAGTGCGAAAAACATATTTTTCTGGCTTCGAAAGAACGGCACGGATGTTGGCGACTCAGCCCGAGCAGTGACAATAAGCTCTAACAACGCATATTTGCCCATATCGTTGAACTACACCATCTCTCTCGCCGCCACCGATTACGTTGAGCTGTATTGGGCGGCGAACGATACAAACGTTCTGTTGGACGCATTAGCGGCATCAGCCTTCGCGCCGTCGGCACCCTCGGTGCTGGTAAATGTGTCCCAGCTCCAGTTGTGAGGAAAAAAATATGACTGATAAAACCATCATCACAATGCCAAACGGTAGTAAATGGCTACCTTCTACTAGCGTAGATGTGGTGCATTGTGTTACATGTAGTAATGAAGTGGATACACCCGAAGAAATTGCATCTTATCCCGATGGGAACTGCCCGCAGTGCGGTTCTTCATGGACTGGAGGGGAAAAGAGAAGTACAATTATTAACGTAACCATGCCGCAAGGTATCACTGGTGGAGCGGGATAATGGCAGCAGAAGCGCAAAAAATTGATGAGTTAACCGTTCCCGACGGTGGTATTGGCGATCTTATCATGGACGATGGTGAGATTGAAGCGGTTTACGGCGAAGACGATGACGGCACCGAAGAATATGGTGATGAGGGCATCGCACAGTTTCCAGCTCTAACCAAGAAGATGGCGGCTATGGGCCGCGAGGGCGACGACGTTGTTGCTCACCTTCAAACTGGGGAATTGGTCATCCCGCTTGCTTTAATCGAGCAAGACGAAGAGCTTAAAGAAAGTATTTTTCAACGTTTGCGGGAAATGGGTGTCGAAGACCCAGAACGCTACGTTGTGGGTTCTGAAGCTAACAGCTTGAACCCTGAGACTGGCGCACCTGAGTTTTTTCTCAAGAAGCTGGTAAAAGGCATCGTTAAAGCCGTTAAAAACGTCGTTAAGTCGGTCGTCAAAGTGGTCAAGAAGGTGGCTCCCATCATCTTGCCGATTGCTTTGTCGTTCACGCCTCTCGGACCTATCTACGGTGCGGCGCTTGGTTCTGGTATCGGAACGCTGATACAAGGCGGATCGATCAAAGACGCCCTCAAGTCTGCTTTGGTTGCAGGCGCAACGGGCGCAGTCTTCCAAGGCTTTACAGGAAGCGGCGGGTTTATGGAAAACATCAAGACGGGTCTAGCTGACCCGATTGGTCGTTTTGGACAAACCGTTTCTGGCGCACAAACTTCGCTATCAAATGTATTCGGCGGTGAAGCGGCTCGTGCCGCAAATGCCGGTCAGCAAGGCTTCTTCAGCGAGTATGTCCCGACGGGCGCAGCGCAAGCTCCGGCACAAACAGCGCAAGGCGCAGCCGAAGCCGCAGGCGACACCAGTGCAGTACGCACCGAGGCGGTTTCCTCGGCAGACCCGAACGTAACTAACGCAACTGAAGCTCTTCGCACGGCGGATACCTCGATTGCTCGCCTGAACAACACCGGTTCCGCGGTTGACGTTACTTTGGCGAACGGCAACGGTATGACTATCCCAGCAGGCGGTCAAATTCCTGCCGGTGCGACGGTCAATCCAGTGATTGGCCCGCAAGTCGCGGCCTACGAGCCTCCTAGCTTCATGGAAAGCATCAAAGGGGCGGTTACTCCGGGCGACGACATCAGCTTTACTCAAGGCATGAAGGATGCGTTCTTCCCGGGTGGTCCAAATGCCGCTCAAACGACGCAACTTAGCAATGCGGCATATACGGACGCTTACAACAACGCTATGACGTTGCCCGGCATGACGCCAAGCGTGGCAGCCTCTACTGCGACTAAAGCAGCAGAATCGGCAGTTGCAAGCGCAGCTCCGGGCTTCTTGCGTACTTATGGGCCGCTCGCGGCCCTCGGTACAGGCGTGGCAGCAGCTTCCGGCGCGTTCAGCCCAATACCTGCCGAGCCTTTAGACATCGCCCAGCGCGATGCAGACGGCAATATTATTACTGGCGAAGACCTCGTTGCCGCCGATCCGGGTAAATACCTTGTTGCCGACTTGGGCGACCAAGTTTTGGACCCGGAAACAGGCACCTACGTCCCACGAGCAAGTTCTTCGGTTGGGGCAATTAACGATTTGACCATCCGGGCACCGGAATACAGCACGTATTCGGTCCCCACTCAGTACACTTACAACCAAGGTGGTAACTACCTTCAGGGTAGCACCCCCGGTGGCCCGTTTGCCCGTCCTTATGTGACTGCGGCGGACGGTGGAGCGATCTTCCCGCGCCGCAACGGCGGCATCATGCCCGACGAGGGTATTCCGGGGCAGGACAGTGTCCGCGCAATGCTCATGCCCGGCGAGTTTGTCATGACAACAGACGCGGTCCGCGGCATGGGGAACGGAAACCTAAATAACGGCATCAAGAACATGTATTCGGTCATGCGTAATCTTGAGAGCCGCGGGAGGGCGACAGCGTAATGGCTGAAGTAACAGAACAGATAGTCCGCGAAGCCCCGGATATTGAAGCCTATAAAATTGGGCTTCTACAGTCCGCAAAAGCACTCGCAGACCAAGGCATCACAATTCCGCCGCAGCTCGTGGCGGACATGTCGGCACTCCAAGTTAGCGCCACGGAACTCGCAGCACAGGGTATTGGCGGCTATCAGCCGTATCTGACAGAAGCTGGCTATACGCTTGGCGACGCACAAACCGCTCTTGGCGGTGTAATGGCGGACGCCGTCCCGTTTCAAACGGAAGCTGCCGGTCTTATGCGCACTGGCGCAGCAAATATTCCGGGTCAAGTTCAAGCGGCTCAAACCGGTATTGGCGGTGCCATAGATTATGGTGCCGGTGCGGTAGAAACCGCGACTGGTGCTATGGGGACCGCGGCCCAAGGCGCACGGACCATCGCAGGTCAGTCGATGGCCGACCAGTTGGCGGCATATGACGCTATTCCGGGTCAAGTTTCGGCGGCACAAGCGGGGCTTGGCGCGGCTTCGCAGATGGGTGCAGATGTAGCCCAACAAGCGGCATTGGGCGGAGCTGGGGTTGGTCGAACACTGGCCGGTGATCTTGGCACAGCCACTCAAGGCGCTCGTACTTACGGCGCAATGGGGCAAGGCGCTCTTGAAGCGCAGCAACTTGCTCAACAGAATTTACTGCAAGCATCCGATCAGGCGCGGCTACAAGCTCTGGCGGGGCAACAAGGTTTAACCGCTGAAGCACAAGGTGCAGCTCAAGCATTAGGCGCTGCCGGGCTGGCAGGATCACAAGCTGCCGCAGATGCAGGTCTTGGCGCACGTTTAGGTGCCGCAGGAACCGCGGCAGGTCTTGGCGGTGTGTCCAGCGCAGCACGGACCGCGGCGCAACAGGCCGGTGCAGGAGGAATTGGTGCATATCAAGATGCTTTGGCAGGAAGCCAACAAGCTGTAACCGGCGCTCGCGGTATTACTGCCGACGCAGCGACGGCTCTACAGCAAGCTGGCGCACTGGGCACAACTTCGGCGCAACAAGGCATTGCAGGTCTCGCGGGTACTACAGGTGCTTATGACCCTGCATCGGCTGGCGCATTTATGAACCAATATGAAGACGCCGCCGTGCAGCAAGCACTGGCAGACGTCGCTCGTGCCGGTCAAATCCAGCAACAACAACTGGGTGCGCAAGCCGTTGGTGCAGGCGCATTTGGCGGATCACGCCAAGCGGTTGCAGAGGCTGAACTGGGTCGGAACGTACTAGAACAACAAGGCCGGACTGCCGCTCAGATGCGTCAGGCTGGTTTTGAAAGCGCCTCTCAACGCGCACAACAAGCTTTCGAAGCTCAACAAGCACGGGGCCAACAAGCTGCACAGCTTACCGGGGCCCTCGGCGCACAAGGTGCGCAGGCAGGAACGCAAGCCGCTCAATATGCGGGCGCTTTGGGTCTTTCCGCAGAACAACTTGCGGCGCAACAGGCGCTACAAGGGGGTCAGCTTGGCTTGTCTGCACAGCAAGCAGCGGGTCAACAAGCGTTGACCGCGGAACAACTTGCCGCAAGCAATTTAGCGCAGGCCGGTCAGCAAGGGTTGTCTGCCGAACAGCTTGCGGGTCAGTTGGGTATGTCCGCAGCTCAGTTGCAAGGTCAGCTTGCGGGTCAGGCCGGGCAAATGGGCATGTCGGCGGCACAACAAGGCGCACAACTTGGCCTATCGGCGGAGCAGTTGGCTCAATCCGGTGCCGCGCAGCTCGGACAGCAAGGCATTCAAGCTTCGCAGGTGGCTGGTCAACTTGGGTTGTCCGGCGAGCAGATGGCCGCGGCAAACGCACAAGCCTTGGCCTCAACTGGTATGAATATCCAACAGTTGGCGGCAACCACTGGTATGAATGCAGCCCAGCTTGCAGGTCAGCTATCCGGTCAAGCCGGAGCTTTGGGCCTTCAGGGTCAGCAAGCGCAAGCCAATATCGCTGCGCAAGCCGGTCAGATGGGCATCAGTGCAGAACAGCTTGCAGGTCAGCTTGGTCTTCAAGCCGGTCAACTCGGTCAGGCGCAGGCGGGTCTTGGTGTACAAGGCTCTCAAGCGGCTGGCGCTCTTGGAATTCAAGGCCAAGAACTTTTGGGCCGCCTTGGCGAAGGCATCGGTGGTCTTGGAACCCAGTACGGTCAGCTCGGTCTTGCACAAGGCGAAGCTCTTGGTACTCTGGGTCTACGTCAGGCTTCTCTTGGCGAACTACAACAGCAAATGGGTCAGCGGGAGCAGGGCTTCTTGTTCGACCTTGGCAAACAGCAACAGGCTCAACAGCAAGCAACTCTGGAAGCACAGCGCCAGACGCAATTGCAACAAATGTACGAGCCTTATCAACGTGTGGCGTTCTTGTCAGATATTTACAAAGGCGCTCCGTCGTCTCAGCAAAGTATTACTGGCACCACCGCACCAACAGTATCCCCCGCCCAGCAAATCTTGGGTCTGGGGATAGCCGGTCTGTCAGCCGCAGGCGGCGCAGCTAAAGCGGGGTTATTTGGATGATGAATAGAGGCGTAATGGATCGACAGATGTTTGCCAATGGCGGACAGGTACGTCGTATGCAGGCAGGGGGCGATCCGATGATGGCACCTCCGGCTCCACAAGGTGGAATGGGGATGCCCCCAGTACCTTCCGCAGCAGCTCTTCCTGTCCCGCAAGACATGCCGATGGATCAGGCCGCCATGGGTGCCATGCAGCAAGGCATTGACCCCGCGGTCCTCGAATCAATGCTTCAGCAAGCCGCAGGTTCCTTTGGGAACTTGGATGCGGCAGCCGAAACTGAAGATTACGAGCAAATTATCAACACGATCCGCGGCGATCAGGCACCTCTCCAAGATCGGCGCATGGAGCTGGCCGGAGTGGTTGGTGACGCAGATGCGGCACAGACGCCGGACTCGGTTCTGACGCTGGTTCAGCCGATTATGCAGATTGCAGCGGTAGATCAGGGCATCGGAAGCATGGCTCCCGAAGCAATGGATACTCCAATACAGGGTGATATGGCTGGCGGCATTATGTCGACGGTAAACATGGCGGAAGAAGCGCCAATGCCGGGTCAAGGAGGCCCAGCACCTGTAAATTTTAACCAAGGAGGCGCGGTCCAGTACATGGCTGATGGCGGC